TTTGTCCAAGCCTTACGTTCAAAGTCTTTATGTAATTGATCCATATTAATAAGGATCTCAGACCGACCGTCAGAGTATCTACGATGTGTTGCAGCTACAGGNTCACCATTAGGTTGTAACTTAAGATTGTCTTTACCAGCTTCATAAATAGGTCCNTCAACTACAGGAACTTTCTTTTCACCGATTTTAACTTCTTTAGGAATATCAACCTTAGGTTCAATAATCTCACCAGTTGCTTTGTCAACAACACGAGACACACCTTTAGAATCTGTCACAACAATGTGATCAGCTTTAGTAGCATTAACACCAGANTCAAACTTAAACTCAGATTGTTTTTCACGAACCTGATTAGTTTCAGTATCACGAGTGTCTACTTTAGATTTAGCTTCTTGATTAGCAGCTTCACGTTCAGCTTTAACCTTTTGAAACTTTTCAAACTCACGATCAGTTTTTAATTTGTTTGCTTCATATTGAACCTGTTCTTCTTTAGTAGGATCAGTAAGCTTATCAATAGCCTCAGGCAAGCCAGTCTTAGCAGCTAACTTACCAGCTGAGTGTAACAAAGCTACTTGAACAGCTGTCGTTAATAAGTTAGCATCATTCTCAGAGATACGACCACCAGATGCTTGAACAATCTTTTTATTAGACCAATCAATACCCTCACCAAGTAGTTCACTGCCCTTAGCAACAGCACTACTTTCAATAGTAGATTTATCTAAACCGCCAAACTCTGTAGCAATCTTTTTAAATGGATCACCAATAGCACCATGAATAGCTTTGTTTGTTTCAGTAACGTCTTTATCAATCTGTTGTGGTGTTTTACCAAAGAAAGATGCAAGAGGTTTAGCAATAGCACCAGCTGTTTGCATAGTAATCTGACCAGCCATAGATGGCAAATTACCAATTAATAAGTCAGCTGTGTTAACAGGATCAGCAAGCATAGCTGATACAGGATGCTTAGCTATACGACCAGCACCACTAGGATCATCTTTGTATCTACGGAAAGATTCTGGTGATTCTTGAGCATCTTTATCCTTGCCCCACATACCAGCCTTTTCTTTCTGAGCTTTATCATAAGCTGCAGCATACTCAGGATCTTTATCGTAACGTTGATAATGATGTGCTTGTCCTTTTTCAATTAACTCTTTGTTAATATCAGTACCATTATGAGTTACTTTAGCAATGTAACGACCATGCTCATCTAGTTCATCATAATTAAATGATACATCTTTACCAGACAAACGTTTGTTTAAATAGTCTTTAGCTGTCTCACCATATGATTGACCTTTACCTGTACCAAAGACTAAGTCTTTAGCACCGCCCCAAAACCCAGATGATGGGTGAGCAACTTCAGGAGCATCAATACCTTTAAGACGTACGTTAAATTTAAAACCATCAGCGCCAGTAACCTCTACAGTATCAGCGTCAAGTACTTTAGTTACTTTACCAGATTCTGTATTAGCAGACTCAGACTTACTGTCAGCACCTTTAACTAATGTAGCACCTTTAGGGGACGTAGTAGTGTCAGAAGTACTTGTTGGTGCTTCTAATAATGTGGCTCCTTGTGGTGCATCCATCTATTAATCCTTTGTATAGGTCTTACCGTCCGTCCAAACAAACTTAGTACCTGGTTTTAATTTATNAATATCAGATTGTGTCTTAGCTGATACTGGTTTAGATTCTGGTTTAGATTCTTTCTTACCAGGACCTTCACGTAATTCTTTTTTACGTTTCTCTAACTTACGAATCTCGTCTTTAACGTTAGCTTCATCTTTAGAGTTAGCAGCTTTCTCTTCATCAGATAAACCACCCTTNTCTCGTTTCTGTTCAAGAGAACGAATAGACTCTTGTTTACGATCAATCTCTTTATCAACATCAGTAACCAACGCTTGAGTCTTTTGCCATTGCATAAACTCATTCTGACCTGCTTTAAGATCACGATTACCTTCAGCTATGTTAGCTTGAAGTTGCATACCTTCACGTCTAATATCTAAACCTTCTCGTTTAAGTTCTGAATCAAGTTGCATCTTAAGAACTTTCTGAGCAGCCGTTAAACGATCACTAGGTTCTATCAATGAATTTTGAAATTTATCTTTAAACGCTTCAAGTTTCTTTTGATCAGTACTGCCATCAGCATTCTTCATTTGTTTAAAATGATCAATAAACTTCATCTTTTGATCTTCAGGCATTTCGCTTTTAAGAACTGCATCAACACCAGCATCAGCTGAGTCAATCATTTGAACTGTTTTTTCAAGTTGACCTAATTTAGCTTGACCTAATTTAATTTGGTTAAGCTGGTTGTCAAGATTACTCTTTGATGATTGCTCTGCTTGCTTTTTCAAACTTCTCAGCAGCTCTAGTGTTACCACGAGCAGCAGACATCTGTGCAGCAAGACTGTTAACTTTAAACATATCCTTAGCACCTGTAGTTGAATCATCTGGTGCCTGTTCATATGCTTTTTTAAGTGCAGAACTTGCTTGAACATCTTCGCTTACCTTAGTAGTTGCTTCATATCCTGATGCAAAAGCATCCATAAATCCAGCCATTATTATTATTCCTTAATTAAACTGGACCACCATAATAGGATCCATCACCAAATTGTGTATCAGAACCAAAAGATTGTTGATAAGAAGCACCTGAGTTTGCATACCCTGCTGCATTTTGAGTTGATGTTGCATTACTTGCATTACCCCAGTTATTAATACCTTGATTAACACCACCAATAATAGCACCAGCTCCACTAACCATGTTTGAAAGATTCTGTTGACCAATAGAACTACGAGCAAGGTTGGCTTGAGTCTGTGCTTGAGCAGCCGCAGCTGGAGATGCTGATGCACCTGACAANTGCATAAGGTTTGCTAATTGTGAATTGTAATAAGATCCAAAAGTATTCTGACCTTGACTCATTAAAGCAGACTGTTCTTGACCACTAGACAATTGTCCAGAAGCCGCCATACCTCTATTAGTTTGTTGAATACCTTGTTGCAATTGTTGTTGATAACCTGGCTGTGCCATAGCCTGTGATGGGTTATTAATTAAACTATTTAATTGTTGTGCAGCTTGATCACGGTAAGGAGAATAAGGATCATACTGTTGACCAGTACTGCCTCCGGCTTGACCACTACCACCCCCACCTCCAAAAGCACCCATTGAGTTTGCTACACCAATACTAGCTACTGCTACACCTGCCCAAGCTGCTGGCATATTATTCCCCTTTTATATTATTAAAAGACTCACGTCTGTCCATGTTGAATGTGCGAACACTAAAAGTTGCAATCAACAAGTCCTCATCGGAATCATTGTAAACCCAATGGTTTGTATCATTTTCAAAGTTCCACAAATCCCCTGTNANNGGAATAAGGTTTCCACTTCGTTCCCAACCAAAAACAACTCCTGGTTGTGTTTTCAAAATCACCATGTATTTATTGTAGTATGTACTATGCCATGACCAGTCACTATGAGGGTATACTTTTTTACCTGGTGGCACTTTAATAACGTAATGNCCGCCTAATTGTATAGCACCTAAGTGTTTGCAAACGGCTTCTGCCATGTCTATGGCTGCTGGTAGTTTTAAAGATTCTGGATACCATTCAGATATAGCCGGTTTCATAATACTTTCTCTACCTGNTTCTGTATCATACTCACCAAGATCTTCATAATTCTGATGACGTACCCAAATATCTTGTGACTCACGATGAGGAGATAGCTGCCCGTTATAACGAGGCACTTTACGAAAATCCCTACCTTGTTNCCATAGTTCAGGATGAGCATTTAATTGTGCCATATACGCAAGCACATTAAAGTTTATACCAACTAAACTAAAGTCTTTTTTAGGAACTAATCTTCCGTTGTTAAAATCAAAATTCATAGATCACTCTCAATCAATACTTTATCAATTTTGTTTATATNTGTTTCATCAGTAGCATGAATACAAAACCAAACAGTATCTTCTAAAGCTTCGATAGCATGTTGAATACCTTTTTTAATTTCTAAACAAGCAGGAGCAGTATATGTTGTTGTTTCATTATCAGTACGAACAATAACTTTACCTTTAGCAAGAATACTTAAGTGACTAAACGCATGGGCATGTTGTCCTACCATATACCCTTTAGGAACAAACATTTGTTTTGCATACAAACCATCTGAGAAATTATGGACAGTTCCAAGATCAATCTCAAAAGTACCTACCATTTGTTTATGTAAATCACTAATTATTTTCATGCTGAATCCTTAATCTTGTNTAACTTATTTATGATTTTCTATATTGAGTTGGCTGCATTGCTTCATTCTCTATCTCACCAATCTTGAAGTCAATCTCTGCCGAATCTAACCTTAATGGAACTGCATCGGTACATAANAATTCCCATGCACGTCTACGATCTGCTCCACCTAAATATATCTGTGCTCTTGGTTTACTTAAATCAACAGACCTATAATTAGACCAGGTTTTATAATCGTTACCAGTATGACGAACTTTCATAATGGCTCCAACTTTATCCCCGACAATTTCAAGCCGTTGGTAAAACTTTCTTTTTGTTGTGCCGTTATCTACAATGTCTGATACAACACGATAGTAAATAGGAGCACCTGCATCTGTATAATATAGATCTGACATTGTGTACATAGTACCGTTGTCATCATCTAGTAAATAATAATCATTGTTTACTTTAGTAAAGTATGATGGACGGAAATACTGTTCAGCATAAATACCAGTAACACCTGAAGTAGCTGTACCTACAGCATACATAGTCCATNGGTTCCACATCTTCTCATTAAAGTCATATACTAAAGTAATGTTAAGATCGTGTAATGAACAGACATAAAACATATGACCATTCATTTTAAAAGAGTATGCTGTTACTTTAGACATATCACTGTTACCAAGAATACGATCAATGTACGCCGTAGATATTCTAGTAGGAGCTGTTCCGTCTAATAGGNATATACCTTTACCATTACTTAAAGAAGTACCAATCCAAGCTACTGTCTGTTCAAATGGAACTACAGAATCTCCATTAGCACAACCAACTTCTACTTTATAAGAAGTAGCTGCAGCAAGAGGTGAATCTATAGGGTTAGCATTATCATAAAAGAACTCAAGAGACCATTGTCCAAAGTTCATTACATAGTTTAAATGTTTACAAATAGCTACTGATTGATCAGACTCTGCTTCAGCAGTAATATAATCAAGAGGATTCCATATAGTAGGATCACCTACGTTACAACTATAAACACGCCCANCTGGTGTGCCTACAAATACATAAGCATCAAGAAACGCAACNCCAGCTACTAAGCCTGTTGTTGGAAAATAACTTAATAAAGAACTAGCTGTAGCGTTTACACCAGAACCACTATCAGTAATAGTAACAGTAGGTGCAGTAACATAACCAGATCCTGGATCAGTTATTGTAATGTTTGTAACAACACCACCAGTTGTTTGTACAGTACCTGTAGCAGTAGTACCTCCACTAGGTGGAGCTGAGAAGGTTACAGAAGCTGTTGCATCTGTGTACCCAGTACCACCAGTAAGTATAGTAACAACAGCTACTTTATCATTAGTGATCTGGGAAAATGCTCCAGTAGAACCATTGATAAGATAACCATTAGTTTGATTATGAAAGAATAAATATGTACCAAGAAAGGAAGGAGTAAAATAACATTGCTTTACTGTTCCTGTAATTGTACCTACCGTAGTAGTTGCATTTGTACTTGGATTTGTTTTGTATACTGTATTGTTTACTACAGAGTATATATACCCATTGTAGTAATAGATACCCTGACCATCAGAAGATGGTAACGGGTTATCTAATNTAACTGTTGCAAGGCCAGGACGTTTAATAAACTCTCGTTTGTTATCTCGACTTTCAAAGTAACCATTAACACTCTTTGAGTCCTTGGTTAAAGTCCCGTCCCTTGTTTCAATAGGTTGTGTTAGTGGTGTACGTTCTGTAGGCATTACACTGTATTTCCAAAGTGATAGTTCTTCATCCGTAAGTCAGGTTGGAAGAACGTGCTTGTTGATTCAACATCCCAGTTAGTCATATGCTCTGCGTAGCCTAAAGCACGAGTAGCAATTTCTTGTCTATGATTGGCTGGTACTGTGTANTCCATAGCTAATTGATCAGCTAAGTTCCATACAAGACAGTTCATCCATTCNTTGGGAAAGTCTGGAACATCTGCAGCTTTATTAATATCATTCATTGGCATTTGCATAACAAGATGTAAATAATAATTAGTAGCTACAAACGTATTAGGTGT